CCAGTCACCGACGAGGTGATCCGCCACTGGCGTGAGAAGGCGGGCGACCGGCAGACCGTCGTGTTCTGCTCCACCGTCGCCCACGCGGAACATGTGACCGAGGCGTTTCGCGCGGCGGGGATCACGGCTGCGCTGATCCACGGCGATCTGCCGGCCGAGACCCGCAAGGCCATACTCGCCGACTACGCGGCAGGCGTCATCCGCGTCATCATGAACGTCGCTGTGCTGACGGAGGGCTGGGATCACCCTCCCACCTCTTGCGTCGTGCTCCTTCGGCCCAGTTCCTACAAATCTACCATGATCCAAATGGTCGGGCGCGGGCTGCGCACGGTTGATCCGGAGGAGCATCCCGGCATCGTCAAGACCGACTGCGTGGTGCTAGATTTCGGGACATCGAGCCTGATCCACGGCACGCTGGAACAGGATGTCGATCTGGACGGCAAGATCGGCACTGGTGAAGCCCCCACTAAATTCTGCCCGACCTGCGAAGCAGAAATTCCGCTCGCCACCACCGAATGCCCGCTCTGTGGTGAGGTGTTGCTGCAGGATGCAGGCGAAACGGGCGCGGAGGCAGTGCCACTCTCGGGCTTTGTCATGACCGAGATCGACATGCTGAAACGCTCCAGCTTCGCTTGGGTGGACCTCTTCGGCTCAGACGATGCATTGATGGCCACGGGCTTTACGGCGTGGGGCGGCATCTTCTGGATGGACGGCGTCTGGTACGCCATCGGCGGGGCCAAGGGCGAGCGGCCACGCTTGCTGGGCGTCGGCGAACGCACCGTCTGCCTCGCGCAGGCCGACGACTGGCTGAACTCCCACGAGAGCGATGAAAGCGGCTTCAAGACCAAGGCGTGGTTGCGCCAGCCACCGACCGACAAGCAGCTGAAATACCTGCCGCCTGAGTGCCGGCACGACTTCGGCCTGACGCGCTACCGCGCCTCGGCGCTGATGACCTTCGGCTTCAACAAACGGGCCATCCAAGCCGCCGTAAACGCGGTGGCCGGATCCGAACGGAGAGCGGCATGACCCATGACATCTTCACATCACATCACGGCCGAGGAGCGGCAGCGTCTCTGGCATCCGCGTGGCACGCTCTGTGCTGTCTGCCGGCAACCCACGCGTGGTTTTGGCTGGCGCGATCCACACCGGTCGAAGCGGCCCCGGCCATCGGCCTGGTTCTGCTCGATGCCCTGCCAGGGCTTCTGGACGCGTTTGGCGCGGGAGCGTTTTGCCATGGTTGATCTGACCGAAGAGGAACGCGCCGCCGTCACCGCCACCATGAAACGCGTCGCACTGCTGATGGACGAGATCGGCTGGCAGACAGCCTTCGCCGATCTGACCGAGGCACAGGTGCGCGCCCTGATCGAAGAGGCCGTCGAGGGCTTCCGTGAGGCCATGTCCGATATCGCCCGGGTCCAGACACCGGAGGTGCCATTCTGATGCTGGACTTCAATCACCGGCCCTCCACAGCCGAGCGGATCAACGCACTGGTCGACGCAGCCCTCATTGCCGAGCGCCAGGCCACGCCGCCCAGGACCTATCTTGGCGCGTCCCGCCTGGGCCACGCCTGCGAACGCGCGCTGCAGTTCGAGTTCGCCGGTGCGCCGAAGGATGGCGGTGCCGACTTCAGCGGACAAACGCTGCGGATCTTCGCCATCGGGCATCAGCTCGAGGATCTCGCGATACGCTGGCTGCGCGCAGCCGGGATCGATCTGGTCACCCAGAAACGCGATGGCGGCCAGTTCGGCTTCTCCGTCGCGGGCGGTCGCATCCGTGGGCATGTCGATGGGATCATCGCTGATGCCCCGGCAGCATTTGGTCTGCGCACCCTGGCGCTTTGGGAATGCAAGACCATGAACGCGAAGAACTGGCGCGCCTGCGTGAAGGACGGCGTGACGGTCTCCAAGCCCGTCTATGCCGCCCAGATCGCGATCTACCAAGCCTACATGGAGGCCTCGGTGCCCGGAATATCGTCCGCACCGGCGCTGTTCACCGCGATCAACAAGGACACGGCCGAGCTGCACCACGAGCTCGTCCCCTTCGATGCTGATCTGGCGCAGCGCATGTCCGATCGCGCCGTGCGGATCCTGCAGGCCACAGATGCTGGCGAGTTGCTACCGCGGATAGCTTCCAATCGCGACTTCTTCGAATGCCGGTTCTGTGCCCATGCCGAGCGGTGCTGGGGGCTGGCCACATGACCGACGAGCCCACCGACCCAACCAACCCCGAGCAGGACCCGACCATGCGCGACGACACGACGCCCGATGAGATCAAGGAGAACATCGTCCATTTCAACCCGTGGCGCGATTTCAACGACGCGGCCCCGCAGATCGACGTCTTCGGCGACGAGCCCGATCCCGAGCAGATCGCCCAGTTCATGCAGGTCGTCTTCGGCTACTGCGAAGGCCTGATTCCGGTCCGTAGTTTCATTGACAAAGGCCAGGGCATCGATGGCCGCCCGCATAACATCTGGCTGGAAGCGGATCAGGCCGCGCCCGAAAAGATGGCGACCTTCGCCACATGGGCCTCGCGGGAGGGGGCAGCGGTCTACGTAATTCCCGGCACCGTTGCCGCGTCCGGCCAGGCCAAGGCCGCCGAGATCTTGCAGATGCAAACCGTGGTCGTCGACCTCGACACCGGCGATATTGCCGCAAAGCGTGCCCATCTGGAGCGCCACCTCGGCGCACCGACCATGGTGGTTGAAAGCGGTGGTGTGACGCCCGAGGGGCAGCGGAAAGCGCACGTGTGGTGGACACTGACCGAGCCTGCCGAGGGTGACGACATCCGCCATGTGACCCGACTGCGCGGCGACATCGCGGCCAAGGTCGGTGGCGACATGCATTTCCGCTCGGCCCACCAGCCGATCCGGGTGGCAGGCAGCGTTTATTACAAGAACAGCCTGAAAACGCAGGTGCGGATCGTCGAGCTAAACGCCGACCGCGAACGCGACCTGGCCGAGTTCATGGAGGCCGTGACCGACATGCCGCCCGCGCCGGGCGTGTCCCTGCAACCCGAGTTCAGCCATCCCGACAAACCGGCGATGGACGATGTGCTGGTCACCCCGGTGCGCGAGGGGGCGCAGGACGATTGGTCCCGCTTCGAGGGCGCATCTGCTGCGATCGGGTATTTCATCCGTATGGTCCACGAGGGCCGGATGACAAAGGACGAGGGCTGGGAAGGCATCTGTGGCTACAACGCCGCCATGCTGCGGCCGCAGTGGCCGGTGGAACGGCTCAAGCGCGAGTCCGAGCGGCTCTGGAACCTGCATGTCGAGAAATACGGACTGCCCCTGATCCGTCTGACCAATGGTGCACCGGGGCCGGAGGACATGCCTGCCTTCACGCTCGGCGCGCTGCTGGACGACCAGAGCCCCATGCCGCAGGACATCATTGCGCCGCGCGTGCTGACGCCGGGCGGGCTGCTGGTGCTGGGTGGCGCGCCCAAGGTTGGCAAAAGCGACCTGCTGATCTCCTGGCTCGTGCACATGGCCGCAGGCGTGCCGTTCCTCGGCTTCACCCCGCCGCGGCCTCTACGGGTCTTCTATCTGCAGGCCGAGATCCAGTATCACTATCTGCGGGAACGCTTGAAGCAGATTGCCCTGCCGCCAGAGGTGTTGGCCGCCGCGCGCGATACCTTCGTCGCCACGCCCAAGCTGAAGATGCTGCTCGACAACGAAGGCAGCGTGCGGGTCGCGCGCGCCGTGCAAAACGCGTTCCCGGATGCACCGCCGGACATTCTCTGCGTCGACCCGATCCGGAACCTCTTTGACGGCGGGCCCGATGGCGGCGGCGAAAACGACAACACCGCCATGATGTTTTTCCTGAAGGAACGGGTCGAGGTGCTGCGCGATCATATCGACCCCGACTGCGGGGTGATCCTGATCCACCACACCAAGAAGCTCAGCAAGCAGCAGGTGAAGGACGATCCGTTTCTCGCGCTCTCCGGCGCCAGCGCGCTGCGCGGGTTCTATACCTCCGGCTTGATCCTGCACCGGCCCGACGAGGATTGCTCGCAACGAAAGCTGGAGATCGAGCTGCGCAATGGCCCCGCGTTGCCGCCAAAGGTGATCGACAAGGTCGGCGGCCAATGGGTCGAGATCAACCCGATGAACGAACGGTTGGTGCGCCAGGAGGTTGGCGCGAAGCATGACGCCGAGCGTGTGCGCAAAGGCGAGGTTATCGTCAACATTCTCGATCGCGAAGCGCGTGCGGGGCGGATGTACACGATGACGCTGTTCGCCGAATCTTTTGAGAACAAAAGCGGCCTCAGTGGGCAGACAACCATTCGGGACCGGCTGAATGTGATGACGACCAAGGGGGTGATCAAGTTCGTCAAAGGCGACGCGGCGAGCGATCTCGGCCTGGCATCTGACCGCAGCAAGTACGGCTATCTCTGTGTGGAATACATGGAACTGGCGACCGATGGTGAAAAGGTCGATCCGGACACCGGCGAGGTTGGCCAAGCTTATGTTCCTGTGCGCCCCAGCCACTACAAATGCCCGCAGACTGGAGCCCTGTTGCCGGTCGAAAACCCCGCCATCTGGGTCTATCCGGAAGGGGGTGACGCATGATTTTTCCGCTCCGGATCCATTCCGAAATCTGGCGTCCAAATTCCGAAATCTGGCCAGATTTTGCGAAATCTGAAATCCTGGCGAAATCTGGAATCTGGCTTTTTCCATTTAGTTTCAGAGACTTGGAAGGTCCTTTCCAGATTTCGGAAGGGTGTTTCCGAAATTTGCTCCGCAATCTGGATTTGGTCAATAAAATCAGTGTCCTACGCCAGATTTCAGATTTCAGAAAAGTCCCCCCTAAAGGGGTAGGTGTCCTCCCCGCTACAGGCGGGGAGAGCCACCACCTACCCCTGGGCAATTTCTCGGGTCGCAGTCTGACCCGTTCCACCCCTCGAGCAGCCAATCACAAAAGGAGAAAGCCCATGGCGGACCAGACCATGACCAACCCCAATCAGAACGCCGTCCGAAATGTGCCGCCCGCGCTTAACGGCCAGCGCACATTGCTGGCGCTCGATCTTGGCACAACCACGGGCTGGGCCTTGCATGGCGCCGAAGGGCTGATCACCAGCGGCACAGCATCGTTCCGCAACGGCCGGTTCGATGGCGGTGGGATGCGATACCTGCGCTTTACGAACTGGCTGGGCGAGTTGGAGCGGTTGTCCGGTCCTATCGCCGCCATCTGGTTCGAGGAGGTCCGTCGCCACGCGGGCACGGATGCAGCGCACGTCTACGGGGGGCTGATGGCGACGCTGACCGCATGGGCCGAGATGCGCGGGGTGCCTTATCAGGGCGTGCCTGTCGGGACGATCAAGCGTCACGCCACTGGTAAGGGCAACGCCAACAAGGACGCCATGATCGCCGCCGTCCGGGCGCGTGGCTTCAGCCCGGCCGATGACAATGAAGCTGACGCCATCGCGATCCTGCTCTGGGCCATGGAAACCCACGGAGGTGCGCAATGACCGGCATGCGCTTCACGCCCAAGGGATATGGCGGGCATCGCCGCCAGCCCGACGAGGTCAAACGGGATGGTTGGAAGGAACAGGGACTGCTCGCCGTTGCAATCGACGATGACCGGCTGACCTGGCCCGAACGGGAATTGGTGCGCCAGCTTGGCGAGCGCCTGTATGGCAAGCGGGAACGGGAGGCGCGCCATGGGTGAGTGGACCACAGCGCGCGTGAAGGACCGTTTGGAGAGTGCGGCCGATGTCTTCCGCACCTTGCCCGGCGTCATGCCCCAGGGCTTCTTCAACGCCTGGCCCGAGTATTTCCACAGCTTCGCGGACAAGGTCGGACAGGAACCGCAGATGCGTCGCCCCCGGCCGGGTCCGCGCCAGATCTCTGAGGCCGAGGAGGCATTGCTCTGGCTGCGCTGGCTGGAGCGGGATGATGCCCGGATCGTCTGGCTGCGTGCCGAACGCACGCCGTGGAAACCGATCTGCTGGGAGATGGGGATCAGCCGCCCGGCGGCCAACCGCCATTGGCAATACGGCCTCGCGCTGATCACCTGGCGGCTCAATGGGCGCGTACCGCCTTTGAAGCGGTCACGGCGTTTCGTGGTCGAGAACGCGAACAACCTGTCAAGGAAAATCGTCCTGTGACAGAATTTTCAGTGAGACATCGCAAAGGGTTACAGTTTCCGGCTGAGAGGCTACAAATTGGATATACTCGGGAGAGGCGCGTGCGGGACGACCTGCGGCGCTGGCTTCCGGGGTCCAACCAAGGGTCCAGATGGGATCCAAAGGGCTAACCCACTGAATTCGCGGGTCCTTCTGGGCCCCAAACGTATACGGGGGGGCGAGGCGCGCAATATCGCTAGCGACAGGGCCCGTTTTTTGGGAAGCCACCCCAGCGGGTATCCACCTGTGATCTGACAAAAACCACAATTAAACAAACCCTTGGAGCTGGATGCCTTGGCCGCCGCTGGACCCTTCGTGGAGTCCAAGCTTATTGCTGGTGTCCGGAGTCCAAGTTTGACTGCCCAGTTCGACGACACCTCCTCCCAGCAGTGCCGTCGAACCCGCTCAGTATCGAGCGTAATGACGTCGACTGGAGCATATCGCACAGCCGCATCCCCCTCCCATCGCGATGACCCGAGGATAAAGCGCGATCGTGCCAACTACCACGGCTGGCTGCCAAACCAAAATGCTCAATAGATAGGCCCGAAGAAATGACCCTGAGCTTTGCCCCTGACGCAATCGAGACTTGGCCGCTTGCAAAGCTGCAGCCTTATGCGAAGAACGCAAAGATGCATGGCGCGGATCAGGTCGCAAAGATCGCGGCCAGCATGGCCGAGTTTGGCTGGACCGTTCCGTGCCTGGTCGCGGACGACGGAGAATTGATCGCAGGCCACGGCCGTGTGCTTGCCGCCACGCAGCTGGGGCTGCGTGAGGCCCCCGTGATCGTGCTGGGACATCTGAGCGAAGCACAGCGTCGGGCCTACCGGATTGCGGACAACAAACTGACGGAACTAGGGTCCTGGGATGAAGCGTTGCTATCGGCTGAGTTGAATGACCTGCTGGCCGAGGACTACGACCTGTCGCTCATCGGATTCGATGATGCCGAGCTTGAGGTGTTGCTGGCCGGTGAGGTCGACCCTGAAACAGCATCCCGCGAGGGCGAGGACGATGTTCCCGAGCCGCCCGAGGCCCCGATCAGCCGTGCGGGTGATCTATGGGTGCTTGGAAAGCATCGACTGCTCTGCGGGGATGCCACCGTGGCTACAGATGTCGAGCGTTTGCTCGGTGATGTGAAACCGCAGCTGATGGTGACCGATCCGCCTTACGGCGTCGACTACGATCCCGGCTGGCGCAACAAGGCAGGCGCCGCCGCAACAAAACGAACCGGCAAGGTCCTGAATGATGACCGGGCTGATTGGCGTGAGGCCTGGGCGCTCTTCCCAGGCGATGTGGCCTATGTCTGGCACGGCGCATTGCATGCGACGACAGTTGCCGAGAGCCTTGAGACCTCTGGTTTCAATATCCGGTCCCAGATCATCTGGGCCAAGGATCGCCTCGTGCTGAGCCGCGGTGATTATCATTGGCAGCACGAACCGTGCCTTTATGCGGTGAAGAAAACCGGCAAAGGCCACTGGGCGGGCGACCGCAAACAAACGACGCTATGGCAGATCGCGAACAAGGATCAGGATGCTGAAACCGTGCACGGGACGCAGAAACCCGTCGAATGTATGCGCCGTCCGATCCTGAACAATTCCAGTCCGGGCCAAGCTGTCTACGAGCCTTTTATGGGCTCGGGCACGACGCTAATCGCGGCGGAAACCACGGGGCGGGTCTGCTACGGGGTCGAGCTTAATCCGGCGTATGTCGATGTGGCTGTTCAGCGGTGGCAGCAGTTCACTGGCAAGCACGCTGTTCTTGAAGGCGCCGGGACCAGTTTCGATGATCTGCGTTCAGAGCGGGGTAGCCAATGAGGCAATCCCGTCTGATGTCATTTTGTGAAGCGATTGCGAATGTCACGGTTGGCTACGGCGTCGCTGTGCTGACGCAGATCCTGATCTTCCCGATGTTTGGGCTGCACACGACGCTGGCCCAGAACTTGCAAATGGGGGCGGTCTTTACCGTCGTCAGCATCGTGCGGTCCTATGTCCTGCGGCGGGTGTTCGAGGCCATTCGGGTCCGAACGACAAAGCCGCCGCTCAAGATGAGCGACGGCTCTGTTCGCGCAAGACTCGCATA